CGTGGGGAATTCCCCACGGCCTTCAGGTTGCCGTGGGGAATTCCCCACGGCCTTGGAAATGACGGAGGCGCGGAGAGTTCCCGCCGGATCGGCTGTCTCCGGCGGGCTGTCTCCACGCCTCGCTTGCGGCGCGGCTCCATCGAGTCCGGCAGGGCGTTTTTGTTCCCCGGTTGAACCGGGGGCTTCAGATCCCTGACCGACACATCCTTGTGAGTCGCGGGCCGCGGGCGTCACTTCCGCGGCCATCTCAATTATATCGCACTCCGTGAAGCCCGGCAGGACCATTTGCGGATCGGGCTTGGCGGTCGCATGTCCTTTGCAGGGCCGGTAGATGTCCACCTGGTAGCGTCCCGCGCGGTCCCGTTCCCGCACGTGCAGGAGGTCGTGGATGCTGTTGAGCTTCTTGATTTGCGCAAGGATGCTGCTGCGATCGCGACCGAGGCGCTTGGCCAGATAATCGGTCGTGATCGTGTATTTCTCTCTCACCTGGCAGCCGGCCGCTTCCCAGATGGTGCCGAAAACGATGGCCGCGGGGAAGCCGATTTCCTTGTTTTTCAGCAGGGACTTGATGTCTTTCCAAACGTCCAAGATGCACTCCTTCGCGCTGTCACGCAGGGAAGCGGTGCAGCCCGCCGGGCCTTCGCTCCGCGCTTGCCGCGCTCCGCTCCCTGCTCTAAACCATTCTTTCCGCTTCCGGGTCCCACTTCTTCCAGCCGTTGTCCGGCAGCCATTCCTTCACGCCGCCTTCAAGCTCGGCATGGCGCCGCGGGAAGAGCGTGCCGCCCTCGCGATGGACGCCGAGCTGCAGCACCGCGCGGCAGCGGCCGCAGACCAGCTCGAAGAACTCGAGGCCCTTGACCGTGCGGACGCGGAAGAGCACGTCGCCGGACTTGCACTTGCCGCAGTTTTTCTCGCCGAAGACCTCTTGCGCGCCGGCCAGGACTCGGAAAAGGTCCTTTTGCTGCTCGGCCTCGACTTCGATCGTGAGGTTACCGCGTACTTTGAGTTGGGCCTTCATTTTTCCGGCACTCCTTCGCAAAAGACGCGGCTCAATCGCTCTACGCAACCCGGCGACGGGCGCACGCCGCGGCACCGGCCTTGCTTTAAGATCTCGGTGCAGCGCTCGATATCTATAATTTCAGGCCCTCCTGTGACGAAGCCGTACTTGCGGGCCCCATCGAGCGAAAGAAAGAACTTGGCGAGGTCGACGGCCTCTTGCCATTCCTTCGTGGTCCGCGGCTGTCGTGGGTTCGTGTCCATGCTCAATTCCACCGCGCCTTGGCTTTCATTTGGCAGTGCTTGCAGGTACAGGGCTCGATCGTGATCTTTCCCAGCGGCATGATTTTGACCTTGTGACCGGGCGCGGCCTCCAAAGCTTCGTGAACCTCACGAATGATCTTCTCGGGCTCCGGGACGGTCAGCCCTTCGGGCGGCTTGGTCACTACGGCGGGAGCCGCTCCCAGCGACATGAACTTCAGGATCGCGGCCTTTAATTTTTCCAAACCGTTCACGTTACACCCTCCAATTCTTTGCGCCTTGGCGCCTTTGCGTGAAACTCTCCTAGTAAATCGCTCGCCACCAAATCGCCGCCAGCACGGCCCCGGCGGCGACGATCGCCAGTCCCAGCCGCGTGCGGCCGCTCAATCCCGTGCCGCCTCTCTTCTGTCGGGCCGCGCTTGCCCGCTTCCGTTTCTTGCTCACCAGTCGTTCTCCGGGTCGGACCCTAATAGGATGGCCCGCCGCGTCGCCGGCCCGGAGCGCTCAAAAATCTGGCGGATAAACTCCCGCACTATCGGCGCGGCGCCCTTGGTCTCCGCCAAGCCCGGATGGCGGAGCGCCAATTGCAGGGCGCCGACGATCGCGCAGGCATTACAGCGATCGAGGGAAAACACGATAGGTTCTCCCTCGATCCATTCGCGGATCAGGTCTTGCTCCAACGCGTTCTCTTTCATCCTTCCGCCTTCATCCTTTACAAAAGCCTCATCTGCCCGGGCAGATCGACCGGAACAAACGCCCGGTCGATCCGCCGCCGCATTTCCTCCCACGCCGCTCGATCGAGCGTGATCTGCAGGCGCTCGCCATTGTCGGCGTAGCCGAAGATCACGCGCACCCCGGGCACCGTCTCGCCGTCCCAAAGCCCCTCGGCCCGGGCCAAGACGGCCGCGCGGTCGCGCACGCGAAGCAACTGCCTGGCCGGCCCGCTGATATTCACGTCTGCGCTCATGCGACCTCCGAACAGGAACAGAGGATCGGCGGCAGGACGAATTCGTTGCAGCTTAGCGCGCTGACCTGGCTGGGAAAAAAGTGCTCGTCATGCAGCAGGCAGCGCACGGCCGTGGCGGGCTTCCCCGCATCGTGGATTTCGACGGCGTGCAGGCAGTTCGCGCAGACCGATCCGGCGGCGATCTCCGCCGCCGTCGCTCGCCGCGGACCGCGGACCGGCGCCGCATATTCCGGCTCGTAGGGCGTATGCATCAGGCACGGCAGCGGCCGCCCGCAGCGACGCGCGTTGGTCGGGCTCTCGCTATCCCATTCCTGCACCGCGCATGAGTTTCGCAATTTGCGTTTCATTTAGCCATCCTTCGCAAAAAGGGTCTGCTGCTTGCCCGGCGGCGGTGGTGGCGGCTGATCCTGCGGGATCAGTAGCGCGCCGGTTGTGACGGGTGTCTGACTCTTATCGAGGTAATGCTTCTTCGTGATCACCGGGCTAGAGTGCCCCAATTGTTTAGTGGCATTCCCGCCCGCGCAGTCGATCATCGTCGCCACCGTCTGTCGGAAGACCCGCGTGAGGACGCCCGGCTTGAGTTCGATCCCCGCCGGCTTCACGAGTTTCGCTCGAAAGTGGCTGAAGAGCGTCTTCCAGTTCTGGCGCTTGCCGGGCTTCGGCTTGTCGAACGGCCAGGGGAAAATCCGCGGCTGGTCGTGCGCCGCAAGAAGGTCCTCGATCGCCGGCTGTGCGTAGTCGGGCAACTGCAGCCGCTGATCCTCGTCTTGCTTCTGGTTGTCGGCGATCAAGTGCAGAACGCCGTGCTGATAGTGCCGGCGCTCCGCATACATCATGGCCGTGAGGCGGTTGCCGACTCGCGACATCGTGAGGTACCAGGCGTACCACCAGGTGGGCGCAGGCACCCCCGAGACCGCTCCGGTTACCGCCCGGGCCGCCTGGCCGATTTTCCAATACTCCTCGCGGGTGAGAGCCCGCGGCTCCGGGCGGGGCTCTTCTAAAAAATCGCTGAATGTGATCGGCCTGCGCACGAGCTTCTTGAGGTGGGCATAGTTGGCCAAGCTCTTCAAGTAGCGGAGATTCTTGTTGGCGTTGGCCGCACCCATCTCACCGTCGGCGATCTGCGTAAGGAAGTAGTCCAGGGCGGATTGCAGCAGCTCATCGTTCAACTCGCGGACGAAGGTCTGCCCGCGGCAACGGGCCAGGTGGCCCAGCAGGACGTTCAAATCGTCGAGCGTGGAGACTTTCAGGCGGTGGGTGGGCAAATACTGGTCGCGGATGAACTCGCGTACCTGGAGGCCGCGGAGGGCCTGCTCGCGTGGCGTGTAGTGGCTCTTCTTGACCCGCGTCCGGGTGGGTTCGTTTTCCCGATCGACAGGTCTGGCCCGGTAACCGGATGACTGATCCGGTAACCGCTGCCCCGAATCGCTTGGCGCTGGCGGTTCTGGGCAAGGCGGGAAGAGCAAGAACTCTTCCACGCCGGCCGCGCTGATCGAGTAGGTGGTATCCATTCCTGACGCTCCTTTTCGAACTCTCAAACTGACGCAAAGGTCCACGGTGCAAACTCCCAGGTGTGTGATTGTCGAGGGCGCTCGCCCTCCTACCTGGCAGTCTAATTACCAGCATCCGTAACGGTGCGCTTTGCCGGGCCGCAGGCACGCCGACGACGGGTCGGCTAGGTTTTCCTACGGAACGCTGCTCTCTGCGGCGCGGCAAAGCGGATCGTCTTCTTCTAGTTCGTAGTGCGTAGTTTGTAGTGCGTAGTTTGTAGTGTTTGGAGAAGACTCCTTTTTCTACGCACCACGCACCACGAACTTTCCAGCCCGCGCCGCGGCGGCGGACAACACCCCGAACCACCGCGGCGCTTGGCCGAAAAAACTCAAAGTCCTAACACATCATTGCTTCATGGACCCTCCTTTCTGTCGGGATCGATACCGTAGCGTCTCAATCCGCACGGGGCGGCCGCCCCGTGGCGCGTGGCCGGTCGCCTGTCCAGGCTGCAGCAGGTCGCCTGGGGACTGACTCCCGACGATCGACCACGCGCCTCGGGGCGGGTCAAAGGATGAGGGATGAAGGATGAAGGATGAAAAACGCGCCGGGCCGCGGAAAAGTGACAGGCTTGCCCGATCCTGTGCCAGGCGAACTTCCGCTTCAATGGGGCCACGGCCCGGCGCATCAACGCAGAATGAACCCCCGCGCCGGCGCGCGTCCGGAGGCATGACTTCCTTGACGGCGCACGGGCGGGGACCGGCGCGGTGGGGTTACTTCCCGCGGCCGGTGTACGGCAGGGAACCGAGTTGGGTGGCTGCCCACGGCGGCTTGCCCTCGGTTCCCGCTCCGTGATCGGGCCCCCCTGCCCTGCCCTTATAGATTGCCCATAGTCCCCAATCTGCGCAAGAAATAGCGGCATGGTCGATTCAATCGTTACCAGCCGCCAGAGGGGTATTATCGGCAGAAAAAGGATGAAGGATGAAGGATGAAGGATGAAGGACTCGCCACTTAAGGGGGGAATGCACGAAAATGAGCCGATTACGTAAGATGCGCGGTCGGGCAGGGCAGGGGGTTGCGGAGTCATGCTTCGGCCTCCCTGGGTGTCAGGATCGATAGCGCGGCCGCGCGATCGTACAAGATGCGAGTGATGATCCTCATGCCGCGGTCTCCGGTGGGGGAAGCTCGGCGATCGCTTCCATGGCGACCGCCGAGCGGAGCCAGACGAGATCACAGGTGATCCGATGCACGGTCGTGTGGGCGTTGTTGCCCGTGGCCGTCGCGGTCTCTTCCGCCACCGCGCGAAGTTCGGCGCGGGCCGCTTCCAAAAAGTCTTTGGCGGCCTCCAGCCGCTCTTTAATCGTCGCCGGCGTCATGGGGACACTCCTCGTCAAATGGGGCGCCGGGCGCCGCTGTCGGTTGCGTCTCGACGTTTAGCGCGTCGGTGGCCATCGCCAGGGCCTCGGTGATCGACGCCAGGGCGCAGTCCAGAAGCCCCCTTGCCATGATGGCCTTGGAGCGGATGGGCGACTCTTCCGGCCCGCGGGCGACGCATTCCATCTCCGCGCGGGCGAAGCGCGTGAGTCGCGCGACCCGGGCCAATCGGCTGTAGGTTCCTGCTCTCATTTTCCTTTCGCCCATTTTCCTTTCTAAACCCTGTAGAACTCGTCGCAAGCGACGCGGCTAAATCTATACTTCGACGAGGTCCAGCGGTTCGCTGTCCGCCGCGGGGACCAGCTCCTCGCGGAGGATCGTGACGTCGTCCGGGGCGACGAGCCCCAGTCGCACGCTATTGCCCCTGATCTCGACCACTTCCACCCAGACGCTCCCCGCCTGGATGCGCTCTCCGACTTTCCGTGATAGCACCAACATCGCAAAATCCTCCTTGCTCAGGCCCAGGAGGACGGATATAGTAGCGCGTGAAGGCCCTGGGCTTGTCCTCCTTGCGCTTTCGCGATCGCCCGGGCTTCTCTCGAATGGGCCCGGGTGCTTCGTTTCTTGCGACCTCCTCGCGGCCCGGGGCAAGGGCGGCTGAGTGAACGCGTCTCGCCCCGGGCTGCTCGGTCTAACAAGTTATCCGATCGGATTTCACGGCTTAGAGCCGGCCCGCGCGGGCCGGAAAAACAGAAAGCCGTCGTCAGGTCTTCGGACCCAACAACGGCATTATCACTATTCTGATAATTTCGTCAATAGGCCAATTCTGGAATTCTTGATTTTTCCTCTTTGAAGAGGGCGTCCAAGGTGACGCCGAGGGCATCAGCAATACGCAGCAATGAGCAAACCGATGGATCGCTGCGCTCGTTTAGAATCCCGGAAATTGTTGCCTGGGAGACGCCAGAGGCCCTCGAAAGGGCTTGCTGCGTGAAGGGACATCTACGGTCCTTCATGTGTCGCTTCGTGTTCACGGCGAGAAGATGAATCGCGTGCTTATCGGTTACCACTTCCATTTCCTTATCTTACCAGAATTCCGTTGCCTGTCAACCGATCTGCTGTTAGAATGCTGTTTTCGGTACTGACATACTTGAAACACCACGCTAAAAAACCTAAAAACGGGGGATATATACCTGACACACCATACCCCCCTAATTATTTTGAGAAATCTTTTCGGAATTCGCTCTAGCCACTTGACACACCGGGCGATACCTGTATAATGAGAGTAGATTCAGGAGGCAACTTGCTTCCGACCGGCCAACCCGGAGAGTTGGAGCCGCGGCCCGCGAAGCCGCAAGGGAGAAACGAAAATGGCAACTGCCGCCTCTACGACCGTGCTGATCACCGGCAACACCTACCCCGTCAAGGACACCCTGAAGGCCATGGGCGGCCGGTGGGACGCCGAAGCCAAGGGCTGGCGGGTTCCCGCCGCAAAAGCCGACGCCGCCAAGGCGCTCGTCACCGGCGATAAGAAGAGCAGCGGGAGCTACCACCCGACCAAGTGCCGCATTTGCGGTCGCGTGGCCGGCAGCCGCTCCGGTTACTTTGTCCACCACATCGGCCGCGACGGTCTGTGCAATCAATGCCGGATCGACGAGCGCGAAGCCCGTTACGACGACTGAGCGTTTCACCCTCTTTTTTCTCAGGAGATCATCATGCAGACCGAGATTGAGCGTTTGGAGCGCGTCGCCAAGGCCCGCGTTCGGAGCCGCGAAAGGAACCGCGCGGCAGGCATCCCCGACATGGAAGTCGGCGACCGTCACGACCCCTGCGAATGGTTCGCGCAGATTGGATTTTTTGCCGTCCTGGACAAGATCGGACGGAACGAGCCGGTAGACGATTGGTCCGACGAGGGCGGCACGGAGCAGGACCGGGAGGATTACCTCGCGGCCCGCAAGCAGGACCAACAGCGCGTGGCCGATTGGCTGCGAGAAGCGAGCATCAGCCCCATCCCCAACCGCAACGGCTGCGACATTGGCGACATGCGGTGTATGTGGGTCGATCGCGTTCCCGCGCTGAAGACGTGGGCCGGACAGCAGACGCTGGCCAAACTCGCCAAGAAGCGGCAAGCGGCGCTGCCGAAAGAAGTGGCGGACGTGGTGGCCGTGGAAGCGCCGGTCAAGGGCAGCAGCGGACTGGACAAGCGGGCCGCTACCACGGCGTTGGAGGATGGATTTTCCATTGGCGCTGAGGGCATGGCTCGCATGACCCGCGTCGGAACGGAATTGCTCGCGATTATTGGGCTGGAGTTTATCCCCGTCACCGTCTACCCCGATGGCGCGATCGAATACGCGGCAGGTGAATCCCGCTACGTGTTCCGCGTGGAGGATCGGGGCGAATACTATGGCCGCTGGGGTACAGCGGAGCGCGTCCGAAACTAGGTGCGATCCCTGCCCGCGCCCTCCGGCCTCGCAAGCCGGCCCGAAAGGGAAGTGGGGCGCGGGCGGCTTTGAAAAATCATCATGGAACCTGAAACCCTGATGGAAGCCGTGAGGTACTTCGCAGACCTTGAAATCTGCGACCTGTACATGCGCCGCATTAAGTGGCCTGACGGCAACGTCGCTTGCCCATACTGCGGTTCCGAGCGAATCGGCGAAATCAAGTCTCGGCACCTTCTCCGCTGCAAGGATTGTCGGAAGCAATTCAGTCACAAGGTCGGAACCATTTTTGAAGATTCGCCCCTTGGCTTGGATAAGTGGTTTGTCGCGGTGTGGTGTGTCGCTAACGCTCGCAACGGGATTAGCTCGCATGAATTGGGCCGCGCCATCGGCGTTACTCAAAAATCGGCGTGGTTCATGCTTCACCGGATTCGCCTTGCTATGGAATCCGAATCTTTCGATAAATTCGACGGCCCCGCTGAAGCTGACACGACGTACATTGGCGGCCTTGCCGCGAACATGCACAAGCGGAAGAAAGAGAAGAAAATCACCGGACGTGGCGCGGTGGACAAGGTTGCCGTGCATGGCGTCTTGCAGCGGACGATTGACGACGATCACCCCTAGCCAAGTGGTTCCCAGGGTTGTCGGCGCGGAAACCGCCGTTGCCCTGCTGACTGAGATTCGTTCCCATGTCAAAGCCGGCGCTGCCGTCTATACCGACGAATCCCCGGCATACGGCGAACTGTGCTTCACTCACGCTCACGGATCGGTGAACCATAGCCAAGAGCAGTATAAGGACGGGCCGGCCCACGTCAACGGCATGGAAAATTTCTGGACCCTCTTCAAACGCTGCATCAAGGGAACGTATATCGCCCTCGCGCCATGGCACGTTTTCCGCTACGCCCACGAAGAGGCTTTCCGGTTCAACAACCGGCTTATGGGCGATTTTGACCGATTCTTTCAGGCCCTCCGGCAAGTTGTCGGCAAGCGCCTGACTTACCGTGTTTTGGCTGCGATTGACGACGCGGGATTCATGGGAATCCCCTAACAATGGAGTGGTGAAAATGGCAAACGATGCCAAGAAAGCGAAGAAACCCAAGGGCTTCCGGGCGTTTGACGCGCTGGCCCGGAAGCTGGTGAAAGTACCGAAATCCGAAGTCGAGCGCGTGGAGGAAGCCCGGAAAAAACGGAAGCGAAGTAAGTAAAAAATCGGACCCATGACCGGACCTATCGGGAATTATGGATTTGGTGTTTCAAGTAAGTCAGTACCATCCGTTAAAGCAGCGTGGCGGCCTTTCGTCATTCGTCATTCGTCATTCGGATTTCCCTTTCCGGCCAGAGCCCTTTCGGGCAGCGGCCGATGCGGAGCTTGCTCTGCCAAACCTCGCGGCGCTGGGACGCGCAGCCGCAGAGGCGGCAGGCATCGCGGATCCCGTCGAAGGCCCCGCAGGCATTCGTTCGGCAGATGGCCATGCACGCGGCCTGCTCGGCCTCGCTGCGGGGTGAGGGCGGATCGGCGATGCAGGCGCGGACCGGCGGCCGCGGCGAATTGAGGTCGACCTTCCGTCCGCAGGCGCGGCAGATCCAGGGTGGCGCCCGGTCAAACTCGCAAAGAGGCATCATGCGTGGTTCTGCACGTTGGCCGATCCGGAACCTATGCACGGTCCCAGGGTGTCGATAAGCGTGGGAAAGCCGTTGGGATACGTCATGCCATAATAGGGCACGTCTTCGTTGAGCGCCGCGCAGTTGATAGGTGCGTCGTAGTGCTTGTACCAGTTGGCCTGCACGGAAGCATAACCCGGGGAAAATAGCGAAATCAAAATCATATAGCCCGATCCCACCAGCGGATCGGGGCCGAAGCTGATGAAGAGATTGGCCCAGTTCGAGGGGGAGTCGCAGAATTCGGGCATTTGGGGGCTTTCGCCGAAGCAACTGCCGCCGCAGTCGATGAGGATCGGCACGCCACTGTACCCGTTGCAACCAGCGCACGTAAAGTTGCTTATCAAATCAATCGTAATCGCGACTTCGGCAGGCGGTCCCTTTCCGCCCAAGCAGGCCCGACAGCAGCAGCATTTTCGCCGACCCATAGCTAACTCCCCTAGCAGCTCGAGTCGGCGCAGGGGGCATCGATCACGAGGTAGCAGCCCTGACTCTGGTCCCAGACGGCGATGATCCCCGTCGTACCGCCGTCGGCAGAACCAATCTGCGCGCCGTAGTTCACGACCCAATACGTCGTCGAGCTGCTCATCACGCCGGTGCCGAAACTGGGGTCCTGGGCCCCGGGATCCATCACGGCCACGGCCGTGGTGGTGAGGGTCGCGCCGGCGGCGACGCAGCCGGTGCCGATCGAGACCCGTATCCGCGAGGCCATGGGCTGGATATAGGTCAGCTCCAGGGCGTTGCGGCGGGCGTTCCACTGGGCCTGGCCGATCGCGCCCCGCCAACCGCTGGCCCCCGCCACGGCCGTGGTGTTGCCGTAGGAGAACTGCGGCATGCCCATGGGCACGTAGACCGTGACGTTCGAGTCACTGACCACGGCGCCGCTATTATCGAGGAGGAAGGCCGTGACCGAGCTGGTATTGATCGGGCCGCCGAAGGAGAGATCGTCGATCAGCTCCACGTAGGAGATGTCGTCGGGGGCGGCAGCGGCCTGATCGGCGGGTTGGTCGGTGTAGCGTTCGGCCATGGTGATGAGGGATGAGGGATAAGGGATGAGGGATAAGGGATTAGAGATGAAGGACGCCAGATCGGGGCCTCTCCCCCCGATCCCTCATCCCTCATCCCTCATCATTCTCTGTTTGCAAAGCCGGTTCGCACCGTCGTCCGCGGCAACTGCGGGTCATTCATCCACGTGACCTGCGTGATCGGGGCCTGCACCGTCGTACTGTCTCCGCCGCTTTCCACGGTGGTGAGAATCTGCCCCACCAGGCCGCCCCAGGGGCAGATGCCGGCGGCCTCGATCTCGGCCCGGGCCCGCACGTAGGCATAGCGCGCGATCGCCCCGGCCAGGAGCATCGCCATCCGCGGACGATCGTCGCGGACGATCGTCAGTTGGTCGGGCGAGGTAATAAAACCCGTGGCGTCCGCCGGATCGATGGCCAGGTTCGTGTTCGGCGCCAGGATCCACATCTCGGCGTCGGGCACGTAGATTTCCTCCGTGCCGTCGCAGGAGTCGGTGTCGGTCTCGCTCACCGTGTGGCTGAGGGAAAGCCGGGCGTCGCTCTCAAAGGCCAGCGTGGCCACCATCTTGCTGGCCTGCCAGCGGGGCTTGTGCAGGGTATTGGTCGCCGTGAATTGCCCCAGGGCCACGTGGTGGCGGGGATTGCTCACCAGGCGCACGCCCAGACCGAACTTGGGCAGCACCACGTGCACGCCGGCCTGGCTGGCCAGCCGCCACTTGTCCTGGTCGTTCCAGAGCCAGACCAGCGGCATCAAGTACTGCGGGCTGTAGCCCGGATCGGCGTCGATGGTGAGCTGCGTCCCCGGCCAGCCGCTGGAATAGTCGTAATCGCTCCTGAGCGGCAGCCAGTGCAGCGTCTTGCGCAAAACCATCTGCCGCGGGGCGGAGCCGTCGCCCTTGAGGTTCGAGGGTTTTCCAGTGTCGTCGACGCAGACGTCGGCGGAAATTGTATCGAGGTCCACGCTCGAGGACATCAGCCAGAGCTGGTACACGTCGCGGAAGCGGGCACTGCGGCGGACGAAGTCGGCCCGCTCGGCCGAGCCCGCGGGATAGACGTTCGTGGCCGGCGCCGGGCCCGTGCCGGCGTCGTAGTCGGTCTCCAGGCCGGTGTCCCAGGCCTGGCCGATCATGCCCTGCATGGCGGCCGTGATGCCCTCGAGGCCCGTGTCCACGTCCGGACCGCCCAGGCTGCAGCAGACCACGATCCGCTTGCCCAGGACGCGGATCTTGTTGACCAGGTGATCGCTGCTGATGGCCACCACGGTCTTGAGATTCGCCGGCGTCTGCCCGGCCTGGACTGTGACCGTGTTGGGATTGGCCGGCAAGGTGACCCCGCCCGAGCTGACGGCCTGCGCCTGCAGCGAAAAGACGTTGACCGTAAAACCGTTGCCGTCGCTGGTGGGCTCGAGCGAGAAGTCCAGGCCGAAGCGGGGACTGATGAGCGTGCGGAGGATATGGTCGACCGTCGTGACCTCCGGCCATTCCTGGGCGAATTTCAGGTTCTTTAAGGGGGCGGTCTGCCCGCCCAGCTTGAAGAGCGGTCCGGCGGGCGACTGCTGGGAGAAGTCGCACCACCAGGTAAGGATGTAATTCAGGAAATCGTAGGCCGTCCAGACGTTCTTGCCGCCGAAGACGTAACTCTGCTGCGCGGAGAAGCTGGGCGTGACCTGCCTGTCGGAGCGGTTGCCGATTAGCTGGGCCTGCTGCCCCACGCGGTCATTCATGGGCGCCGACCAGTCCAAGAAGTTATCGACCTCGACGTCGCTGCCGGAAAGTGCCGACTTATCCCAGACGGACTGCGTGACGTGGATCTTCCGCAAGATCATCTGCGGGCCGTAGGCCTGCCAGCGCTGCACGCCCGACGGTGCGCCCGGGTCGGAGCCGTGGACATCCTTGCCCTGGCCGAGGATGCGGCCGATCCAGATCGTCTGCTGTTGCGTGCGGCTGACCAGGAGCACGCGGACCCACTCGCCGTCGAGGTCCAGTGGCGAGTAGACGGTCAGGTCCGAGTCCCAGGGATGGGCCAGGTTTCCGTACTTCCAGGTGAAGCTGGCCTCGTCCAGATCGTTGGCCCCGGCGTTGTGGCTGCACTGCTCGAGCGTCAGCCCCGGCACGCTCTGCCAGTCGTCGCCCCAGTTCTGCTTGACCTGGACCAACGTGGGAAACGTGGCGTAGGGAATCGAGTTGGTGGGGCCGAGGACGGTGAGGGGCATGGGGGAACAGGGAAGAGGGATGGGGAGAGGGGGCGATGGGGAGATGGGGAGAAAGGAAAAGTGCTTCGTCTCCCCATCTCCCCATCTCCCACTCTCCCCGTCTTTTTTCTCAGTCTGTCGGTTTGGCTGCCACGGCCTGGAGCGGCGCGGTCGGTCCGCCCGTGGCCGTGGTGATGGAGGTGCTGAGCGTGCCGCTGGCGGTACCGCCAGAGGTCTTGAGGCAGACGGTCACGTCGACCGTGGTCCCGGCACTGACTGCCGGCAGCGAATAACTCAAAATGGCCAGGGCCCCGCTGGAGACCGGCTGCGTATAGGTGTAGGGCGTGACGGTGGCGGTCACGTACCACACGTCGCCCACGTTGCCGGGGTCGGTGGCCATGGCAGTAACTGTCACGACGCCCGGCGCCGTCTCAGCGAGCTCGAGCTCGAAGGGCGCCGGCGGCGGCGGGGCCAACGGGGAGCCGGCGCTATAGACGTACGTGAGGTAGCCTTCTCCCGCCGGGCCCACGGGCAGGAAGCCCGAGTCGTACACGCCGTCGAAATACGAGAGGGAGAAATACCAGGTGCCGCTGGTCAGTCCGCTGACCGTGTAGGGGAAGGCGCCCGCCGTGCACGTGGCCGTCGGCGTGCTGCCCGCCACGGGCGGCGTCGAGTTGGACCAGTACAGGCGATAGACGGCGTCGTTGAAGATGCGAAACAGGCCGCGGGCCGCCGTCTGCCCCGCCGTGGGACCGGTCCACGACACATTGACGAGCACCAGTCCGCTGGCCAGCGAGGCAGACGACGCGGGAACCGTCTGCTGCAGGTAGATCGTGGTGCTTGCGCCCGGGCCCAGGTCGGCGATCGCCAGGCCCGCGCCCTGCGTCGTCGGTTGCGACCAGGTGCTGCCGTCCAGCGAGATCTCGATGCCCGTGTAGACGTTCGGATCGAGCCAGGTCACCAGGCCCGTGGCCGTGTCGCTGCCGCTCGTGTTGGTGAGCGTGACGGACCAGCTTGCGACGTTGCCGGCCGAGGCCTCGGCCGCGGTGACGTCGGCGCTGTTGACGATCGGTCCGTCGTAAATGTCCTGCAGGTCGACGGCGGCTTCCGCGGAGAGAATCAAATAATCCGCGGTCACGGTGACGGCCAGCCAGGCGTTCCCCGTGCTGTCGTAGACGAAAAAATCGCCTCCGGCGGAGACGTCGACCGGCGTGCCCGCCGCCCCGCCCGGCGGCGTCCACGTCAGGTTGCCCGCTGCGTCGATATCCAACAATCCCTGGCCCGGTCCGCACATTCCCGCGACGCCCGTGATCTCGACGCCGCTTAAGGTGCCCAGGGCCTGCAGGGAGACCGCGGCATTCGAGCCGGCGAGGGTGAACACGTCGCCGTTGGAATAGGTTCCCGCCGGCGAGGCGGCGAAGAGGTTCGCGATCCCCGCGTGCGTGAGATTATCGACGAGGGCCCAGGTGTCGGTGCCCCAGCTCTGGATGTAGTAATCGCCGTCGGACCGCCACCAGAAACCGTCGCCGGAATCGTAGGTGTAGGTCCCCGCCGTGGCGCCGCTCATCGTGCCGGAGAGCTGGAGTTGGATCTGATCGGAGGTCATCGCGTGAGAAATTAGGAGTTAGGAGTTAGGAGTTAGAATGGGAGTTCGAGATTCTAGCTCCTAGATTCGCTACAGCAGTGCGAAGCTGTGGCCGCTGATCTCCCAGCCTGGCGCCTCGGGCGTGCGGACGATCATTTCAGGCGAAATACCGATCGGCGTGCCGGGCCAGCCGGCCGCGTTCAGGGGCAGGACCCGCCAGGCATATTGCGTCAGGTCGTCCAGCGGCTCGGTGGTGAAGGTGTACTGCCAGGTGGCGTCGGCCAGGACCTTGGCGATCGTCTCCCAATCCGAGCCGCCCACGGGATAGCTGCCGGCGGAGCCCGACTGCTGCTGAATCAGGTAGGCCGTGCAGGTGGCGTCCAGCGAGCGGATCCAGGCGATCGTCCGCCGCGCCGGGGCGCAGGCCGAGACGAAGGTCGCCGGGTCGTAGCTCGCGTCCGTCGTGTCGTAGCACTCGATCGAGAGCTGCTCATCGGCGTCGGGCCGCAGCGTCCAGCTTGCCGCCGGCGGCGTGGCGCTCGAGCTATTCACGCCCAGGTAGACGCCATTGGCGAACCAGAAGAAATAGACCGTGCCGCCGAGGGAGCTGACCGCGGTCAGTGTCGTTGTTCCTCCGATGGCGGATGGGCTCAGTGTAACCATGGCAGGGGAGAAAGGGGGAAAGGGGGAAAGGGAGATTACCGCGTCTCCTCCGCTCCCTTTCTCCCTTTCTCCCTTTCTCCTTATCTCGGTCCCGTCACGTTCTGCAACACATTCAGCCGTCCCGCAGGCACGATCGGGTACAGGTCCCCGCCCTCCAGCGTGGCCACCAGGTCGAAGCTCTGATCGTACTGGACCCTCGAGGCCCTGAGGTCCAGGGTCGCCTCCGCCGTGACGTGCTCGATCTGGGCCACGTAAGGATCTGTGCTGATGATCGTGCCCGCGGCCTGCAGCGGCGGCGGATCCGGATCGCCGGCGTTGATGCGGCAGGTGAGCGTGACGCCGGTGATCCCCGCCGGCCAGGTGCCGGCCACGTCGGTCCACTGGAGGGCCGTACCCTTGGCCGGATCGTAGTCGGTATTGCGGACGAGCTGCAGCTTGGCGCCGGCGGCCGTCACCGGCGTCTGCACGATCGCCTGCCCGGTGCCGATCTGGGCGACCTTGGCGGTGATGGCAGCGAGTTGGGCGGCCTCAGCGGTGGTCAAACCGCCGCCGATCGGGGTCGCGGTCACGACGATGTTCGGCCCCTCGTGTGCGCCGGAAAACCACGTATAGGTGCCGATCGGGGAACCGGTCGACGGCGGCCCGTTGTAGACATTGCCGCTGTTGATCTGCCAGAGCATGGTGTCCTCCGTAGCGGTCGATCGGAGGGTGACGCTAAAGGGCGACGTGGCCGCATAGATAAGGTTTCCATCCGTCGTCGTTTCGCCGGTCGCCGTGAAAATTGCGCTCAGACCGCCAGAGGCTGTAAGTGTCGCCGAGCTACCAGCGACGAGGAGGCTGGCGGCAGGCTGGTCGCCGATCGTCGCAACATTGACCTCGCCGGCGGCGGCGTACAAGCCGCTGGCCGGAGTGCTGCCGACTGCGGGCGCACCGATCATAGCGGCGGTGGCGAGGCCGAGCGCCGTCCAGTTGCCGCTTGGCGTTCCGGTGAATCCTTGCAGCGCAATGAAGTAGCCCGGCGACGCGCTGAATGTTTCGGGCGCGGCGTCGGTCGTACCGCCAGACGTATAGTTGGAATTTCCGTTCGACGCGGAGGGATTGTAATCGCTCGGCGGGTATACGTTGCCGTCTGTTCCTCCAGCGGGTCCAAGCGTAAGCGACACGCCATACGGTGCGCCATAGTTGTTGTTGGGATCGACAGCATAGCTGCCGCTGGGATCGTTTGGATTCGTTGGCCCGACCGCGTAACTACCGTCATTGTCGTTGACGATAGCCCACTGACCGGGAGTGAAGGTGATATCATCGAAAAACAGCGTCCACGCAAGACTCGCGTCTTGTATCTGCCCGCCTAGATTTGACGCCGTCGCCAACCAAACGGCCGGGACCGGCCCAGCCGTGTACGAATACCAACCTCCATTGACGTAGATTTGTCCGGCGGCTGGAATGCTCGTTATGCCGACAGCGAAGTTGGGCGGAAAGCCGGCCGACGTGGCGTATGCGTCCTGGACCGTGCCCGAACCCGGCAGAACCGTCGAGACCATCTGTGCCAGTCCAGCAGCCAGCGTTCCGGGTGTTGTTTCCTCCACGCCGAAGCCGTTGATCTGGGCGACGTTCGCGGGGGCCATAGCCACGGTGACGATGGCCGTGCCGGTAGCCGGACTCACTGGTTGATACTGGCCGCTCAGATGTGTGCTCGCCCAGACGCTCTGCGTGACCGCCATGTTGGGCCAGGTGCAACACCATTGATCCATGCTGGCGAGCGTGCCCGAGGTATTGATCTGGTTGCCACTGCCGGGCGACGTGGGCGACCACGCGCCATCCGGGAAGTTGGCCATGGTAAACTTGTAAATCGGGTTTCCTGGGGCCTCGCCGTCGTGCGCGAGGAAAAGGGCAACCGAAGTCGGCCCCGTCTGCGTCAGCGTCGGATTCTCGTGTGCCGTGAGTCCCAATAGCGGATTCGGTCCATAGAGTTCCCATCCGCTAGCCCAATCCAGCGAGCGCATAAGGAAGGGTTGACCGGCTCCCGAGGAAGTGAGCCAATAATAGCCGTTCATGTAGAGAATCGAGCAGCTTCCGGAGATAGATCCATCGGAATTGAACCACTGCGGATATGCGGTCGGATCCTCGGTCGTGAAAAGTTTCTGCGGAGCACTCCACTCCGTCTCGGATGTAATCGGCATCGACAGCGGGTGCATCTCATAGGTGGTATCACCGGTTGAGCCACCGCTGAACGAGATCATTAGGAGATGCAGGCCGCCGAACTGGTCGGGGAACCACTCCGGCCCGACATTGCCCGACGAGAGCGGTGCGGGTAGCGGGACTTCGATCGGGCCGGTCCATGCCGTCGCGCTGGCGATATTCGTGCTCGTATAGATCGCCAGCGACGGGTTTCCGCCAAGCGATGGATTGAACGTCAGATACCACGTTCCCCCAACTTCGGCGATCATCGGCATCCAGTCACAGTTCGCGCCGTAGGGATTCGGCTCGAATGTGCTCTGCAGCAAGGTCCAGGTCGCAAGGCCTGCGGAGGAGGCGACTTTGATCGGGCCAAACGTGCCCTGCGGCCCATCAACCCATGCCGTGTAATAGGTCGTGATCGCGGCGTATGTATTCTGCGTCAGCGTGTACTGCTCAGCTACGTCGTCGTAGACCAGGGTGCTATACGTGCCTGCGTTCTGCGTGCCCGGAGCAACAGAGGTGTAGGTATCGGCGGCAACCTGATAGAGCGGGGACGCGACGGCCGGTGATGTCCCGCCGGCAACAGCAACGACCGGCACGGCAACGGGCGACGCGACGGCGTAGGTCTGCGACCAAACCGCCGCGCTCGTGCTGGACACGATGCGCAGTTCACCCGCCGTGGCAAAGCAGGGATCGGCTGCGGACGGCGTATACTCGATGCAGCCATCGGCTCCCGTATTGCCACTGTTGCCGAGCGTGCCGCCGGGCGTAACGGCTACACCATTGACGCGGGCGTGGAGCGTGACCGCGGCGCTCGCGACCAGGGTGCCGCTGGTGCTAACCAGCGGGCCGAGCGTGATAGGAGTCGTGCTGCCAATAGGAATGCTCATGGGGATTTTTTAGGTCGCGGGCGCGCGACCGGTGACAACTCGTTTCCGAGATCTGAAACACAAGCGGAAAGGATGAAGGATGAAGGATCAACGAATGAGAAGGGCGTGTTTACCGCGGGGGTCCGCCCCAGGCGGCCGGAAACCATTGGATGCACAACAGATGCACGCCCAGGGCGATAAAACACAGCCCCAGGAGGCCGCCGCTAGTCTTATTCAAGTCGCGGAAGGCGGCACACCAGGTGGCGGTGTTGGCGTTGCCGGCGATCTCGACGGCCGCGTCCCAGGCGAGGGCCGCCGCGATGGTCACGATCACCAGCAGGATGGCAAGATGTCTCACGCTCGGATGACTCCTCCTACCGGCACCTCGCACCGCACCTGGCTCTCCGCCGAGAGCGCTGCCTCCATGCGGGCCTGGCCCACCTCCACGATCACGCAGTTGTCGGTCTCGTCGCCCAGGTCGTCGACGATGGAAACGATCTGCCCTTGCAGGCCGTCCAGGGCGTCCTTGAAGGCGATCACGTTCGAGATCGAGCCGTACAGCACGGCCAGGCACTCGAAGGCCTGGTCCTGGTTCCCCAGGGCCTGCACGCCGTAACCATTGATCCCCGGCACCGTCCACACGGCGAGCTTCATCTTCGGCACGGGCAGGCTGCCGATCACGCGGAAACAGGTGATATCGCCGATGGAAGGCATGAGGTCGGAGGTCGGAGATCAGAGGTCGGAGGTCTCATTTGCCCACGGGTTGGCCGGGGTCGCTATTGGGCGCGGCCAGCGTCGCTCGTCCGCCGCCGATCTTGCCCGCTGCCCGCTCGAACTTCTCCACGGCCGCGGCGAACCGCTCTTCGAAGCGTCCGCCCTTGTCCTGGGCCTTCACCGCCTCGTAACCGCCCTGTTGCTCGACGATCTTTTTCCAAAGCTGGAAGTGCTCTCGCGTGTCGTTCAGTCCCGCGCCCGTGGTCGCCTCGTCCCGCAACACGCGGCCGTGCGCACCGGGCAGCAACGTCGTGGCCCACGCGGCCGTCCGCTGGGCCCCCACTTTCCAGGCGCTGTCACCATAGGCAGCGTCCTGGACCGCGCGGACGGCGTTATACAGGTTCTCCTCGGTGCCCATGCCGGCCTGCGCGCCTTCCATGGCCGAGGTTTGCACGCGTGCCTGCTGCGCGGCGGCAAGCCGCAGATCGTTCTGCGGCAGGGCCAGTACGCGGCCGGTTAGGTCCTTTCCAGGCGCTGCCCGCACCTCGCCCACGGCGGATTTGTACTCCGCCTCGTTCCGCAAGAGAAGCTGATAGGCCATCAGACCCTCTTGTCTTCCAAATAACTTCTGCATCTGCTGCGGATCGAGCTTCATGGCCTCGATCGCGTGCAATTGATCCATCAGGCCCGGGCCGGCCTTAGCGAGGACGCTGCGGGCATCGTTGCGGAGTGCCTGGGCTTTCTGATCGAGAATGTGCCCTTCTTCATCCGTCTGGATTCCGTGCTCGATGGTGGCTTTTTTCTTTCGGAGGGCTTGCTCTGCGTCTTTAAGGACAAGCCTCCGCGCATCCCATTTAGCAGGATCGGCCGCCCGCCTCTGAGATGCCGTCATGTGCGCACGATCAGCGCTAATCTCGTGTTGCAGTTCCAGCTTGGCTTTCGCCAGGGCCTTCGCTTCCTGATCGTACTGCTCTTGTGTGTATCCGCTCCCGGCGCTCTCTCCGCCCTTGAGGGCCGAAAGGGTCTTTTGCAAACTCTTCTGCATCGTGCCGGCGATCGAGGCGTCGCCCGTGGCCTTGCTCTCCACCGCCACGGCCGCCAGCAGTTCATCGACGTTCACGCCCGCGGTCTGGGCGTTCACGCCCGCCAAGGCGGCCGCCGGGCCCAACTGGGCGATCTTCTGGGGTGAATGTTCGCCCGCGGCCAGCAAGCGGCTGGTGATCGCCCGCAGGTCGCCCGTCTGTCCGGCCCCCATGGCGGTTTGGATCGTCTGCGTCGCCCGCATCAATTGCTCGGGATCGTTGACGATCCCCTGGCCCTTGAGCTGGGCGAAGGTGCCGACCTGGTCGAGGGCCCCCGCGCTGGCCGCGGCGAAGGTCAGGGCGGCGGCCTGGTTGCGCTCCATGCCGGCGCTGGCGGCGATGCCGCGCGACTGGTTCACGAGGGCTTTAAAGCGCTCCGGATCGCCGCCGGCGACTTCCGCCAAGGAGCCCTCGCTCATCTCCGCCGATCGGTCGCGTTGGGCGGCCTCGCTCTTGAGCTTGGCCACTTCCTCGAGCGTGTGCCGCAAGAGCTCCGCCGCGGAGATTGCCGGCATGAAGCCCGCGGCAAAGTTCTTGAGCGCGCTGAGGGCTTCGGGGCCGAACGCCTGCTGGTGCGATCCTTGGACCTGGTGCACCGCGCGGCCGTAGGTCTCGGCGTCGATCTTGTTGGCCTTGTACAGCTCATCCAGCTTTTGCATCTGGATCTGCTGCTGCTCCAACGGCGTCCGCGTCTCGTCGAAGATCCGCTGGGCTTCGCGGCCCATCTGCTGCTGCGTGCGATCGAGTTCCTTGGTGGCCTCGACGGCCTTTTTGATCGCCGTCTCGTTGAGCCCAAACTCCCGCGAAAGCCGCGATACGGCCTGCAGGGCCTGGGCCTCGTCCGCGGTCAGCTTGTAGGCAATCTCACCAGGCATGGGGAGGGGGAGGCAGGGGAGAAAGGGAGAAAGGGGGCCGGGGAGAAAGGGGGAAAGGGGGAATACTGTTATCTCCCCTTCTCCCCTTCTCCCTTTCTCCCTTTTATATCTGTTCCAGCAGCCACTGGTCTGCCAGGCTCGGCCGGTACCCGGGAAACAAGCCCCGGGCCCACCGCATCGCGGTCATCCAGCGTTGGCTTCGCAGGCCGTTTTTTTTTGCAGCTCGGCCGAGAGTTTCACAAGCGTCGGCCAGTCGATCAGGGCGTCGAGGATTTTTCTGGGGGCCTCGGTGTCGAGGATCCCCAGGGCCGAGACCTCGACGTTCGTCACACGGTAGTTCACCGCCAGGCACTCCACCGCGGCCGCGGCGGCGCCCTGGAAGTCAAAGGAGACTTCCCTGCCGGGCTCGGCGTCCGCAATTGCGGAACCGAGACGGGCCTGCCAGTAGTGGCCGGCCAGTTCCCACAAGCGGGCGTAACGCGGGACGACCCGGCCTTCCGTCCATTGCCGATCGCTGTCTTCGTCGAGCACGATCGTCCGGGGCAGCGTATGGTACCACACCAGGCGACCATCCTGGGCGGCCTGGCCCCGGGCCACGGGGCAGAGCCAACTGCGACCGTCTGCCAGCTCCACCTCGTGCCCGGGAATCGTTTTCCTGCGTACGAGATCCTCCGGCGTCGGCTCCTCGCCGTTGATCGTGCCGATCCAGTAGGCCGGCCTCCCCGCCGCCCCCACGAGCCGCCAGGTCTGTTCCTGGGGCCGGTACTTGAGCCGCTGGGCGTCAAGGCGATCCTTGTCGCAAATGAGCGTGCCGCGGTCGTTGTCCGGGCCGCGGAGAACCTGCTGCTGGTGCATGCCGGCCTCGAAGCGGGAAGCGAGGTGCTTCACGATCGGGGGGACGAAGGTCTCGCCGGCGTAATAGAGGAAGGTGGACATGGTCGCGGATGATGAAAGGGAGCGGGGGAAAGGGAGCGGGGGAGAAAGGGAGAAAGGGGGATTCGCGAATCGCCCCTTCTCCCTTTCTCCCTTTCTCCCTTTCTTCTTAGACGATCTTGCGGATCGTGTTGATGGCGTCCACGGCCGCCTCGATGGCACTGAAGGCCGTGGCGATCGCCGCGGAGGCGGGGACCAGCTCCGCCGGCAGACCGGTCACGTTGCCGCTGGCGTCGAAAGCGAAGGTGAAGGGGGCACAAGGCTTGGGCGGCCCGACCGGGGCTGCCTTGCCCGTGGAATCGACCACCGCGCCCTGCAGCACGAGCTGGCCGACCTTGCCGGTGAACTGGCCTTGGCCGTTGAGGGTCACGCCGACATTCAGCGTGGGGACGAAAACCGCGTTGGGCGTGGCCGCCAGCGGTGCCTTGGGGGTAAGCATGCAAAAGTCTCCGCAGAGTGAAGAAAGAAAAATGGACGAAAGGAAAATGATTGGACTCTCGGCTCAGACGCCCGTATACGCGATCGGGGCGTCGGTGCCGTCCCATTCCACGTGGCCTTGGAGCTGCACGCTGGCCGCTCCCTGGCCCGAGGCGCGGAAGGGAACCTCCTGCAGGCCCAGGCACGTGCCGGAAAGGGTCACGATCTTGGTGCCGAAGGTCCCGCCCTGGAGACGGTTGCGCAGCACGATCGAAAAGGCCCCCGTCGCGCCCAGGAGGCTCGACAGGAGGTTGCCCTGGGCCTGGCTGCTCAGGCTGATCTTGGGCATGATCGAGCGGATCGTGGCGATCTGGTCCAGGACGTTCGAGCTGGAACCCTCGGTGAGCACGCGCAGACCGAAGTCAACGCCCACTTGCGTGTGCTGGGCAATCGACACGCCGGCGATTTCGATCGTGTCCAGCGTGTACAGGTTGGCCTGGGTGATCGAGGGCAGCGAGGCGGACGTGGAAATGGTCCAGGGCACGGTCACGCCGTCGCTGGAGACGGGATGGGCCTGGTAGCTGATCGAGGCATTGCCCTGATGGGAGCACTGGAGATTCTGGGGCACGATCACGCCGAGCGCCGCGGTCAGACTGAAGTGACCGCTGCTGGCGATCGTGCCGCCCTGCAAGAGCTGGCTGCCGAAGACCGTGAGGTTGTCCGTCGCCAGGCTCGCACCCAGCGGACCGCAGGCGGTCAAGGCCGCCTCGATGTCCTCGCAGGTGAAGCCCATCGACGGCTTCTGGGATAAGAGTGCCATCACGCGGGCATAGACCTCGCCCGAGGTCGGTTCGCCGCGGACCTGGCTCCCCAGGGCCGACTCGATGCTGGTAATGCCGCCGAGCACGGCCGAGCCGACTTGGACGGGACCGTTGGTAAAAAGGACATAAGTCATGTGTGCTTCCTTGTTCGAAGGAAAGGGAACGGGGGAGAAAGGGGGAAAGGGAGACAACGAATCACCCTTTCTCCCTTTCTCCCTTTCTCCCCTTCTATTTCATTTGCTTGTCCGCCCAGCCTCTTCGGCCGCCGAGCAACCGCACTACCGCCGCCTCGTGGATCTTGGCCAGCGTGTCGGCCTCGGTGCCGGTCACGGTCATCAGTTCATCCCGCAGGTCGATCGGCGGGTCGCCGGCGTGCGGTCCGCGGATCTTGGCCCGCGGCTTGTATTGGTTCAGGTGCACGCAAGCTGGCAGCGCAACTCTCACGCCTTTGCTGGTCGGGTACACGGTGGCCCGCTTCGCACCTTCGCGGGTGCGGCCGGTCAAGACCATGGCCAACGTATGGTGGTATTTCTTCTGTTTGCGGCCCGTGTACGACCGCCAGAAATCCTTGCCCGTCGTATCCTCGCCCGCCCGCGGCTGGTAGCCGTACTCGCCCTTGCCCTCTTTTGAAAAGTGCTTGGCGACGAAGTTGTTGAACAGGTAGTAACCGCAGTCGCTCCAGGCCGCCTGCAGCACGCGGCGGAACTCCGCCACGCCGAGGTCGACGCTGGAAGTCATCGGCAGTTGGTAGCGGACGTCGACGTGCAGCATAGGAGGCAGGGGAGAAAGGGAGACAGGGGGAAAGGGAGACACGGAAATCTCCCCTTCTCCCTTTCTCCCCTTCTCCCTTTCTTAGTCCGGTCCCCAAGTCAACTCGAGCAGCGTCCAGTAATACTCGCCCGTCCCGCCGACTTCCTCGAACCGTTCTCGGCTGGGCCCGGCTGCCACCACGATCTGGGCAATGTCGAGCGTCTCCGGCGTGCCCGCCATCGCCACCAGGTCGGCGATGATCTGGCCGATCTGGTTGAGGATCGTGCGGTCCGCGTTTTCCGGCTGCAGGTCCGCGGCGACCGGGGCATTGGTTTCGAGCTCGATAAACAGTTTGCCGCGGTCCGCAAATCCGTAGCGGCTCTCCCGCTTGATCGTGTAGCCGCCCGTGGGCGATGTGTACGCCAGGCAAAACGGCCGCAGCGTGTTCTCCCATTGGTCCGGCGTGTACTCCTCGCTGTCGTCGCCGCCTGCAACCTCTTCGGCCGGCGGCAGGCTGGCCAGGTACGTGCGGGCGATCGCCGCCTCGGACGTGTTCACTCCCAGGAAGGCCTGGAAATTTGTGCTCTGTGCGAGCATCGCCGTCCGCAGGGTTTCCAGGGCGTTCGAGAGTGGACCGAGCGGCGTCATGGGCTTTGACAAAAAAATGTTGACAGAAAAATGCTCTGTCTTATCTTTCTGTCATCATCTTTCTGTCATCGTTTCCAGACGATCGTGGCCAGCGTCAAAAGCGCGGCCCAGGCGGCGCCCATGCCGAGGCGCAGTCTCTCCCGGAAGCCCAGGAGCCGCTCGACCTCGATATTCAGTCCCGGCACATTGATGTCGCCGGCACGGCCGTAGATCGCCTCCTGATGATTGCGGACCTGGTCTTCGCAGAGGTCCAGCCGCCGCTTCACGTCGGCGTGGTAGTCGCGGATCGTTTCGCGGAGCTTCACGAGCTCGTTGGATTCGTGATCGGTCATGATGTTTTTTCCAGTGCGGCCGTGTGGTTCCCAAGGACCTTGGGCACCATGCCGATCAACAGTAACGACACCGGCGCTGCCGTCCGCAGCCAGGAGTGTGCCGAGAGCAGCTCGGGCGGGATCTGGCTCAAGGCGCCCAGGGCCGCGATCGCCAGGGCGTTCCAGGCGTGACCATCGGCCAAGGCCAGAAGCGCGTGCACGATCGCCAGGCGGTAGGCCCGCTTGACCTTGCCCCAAGGCCCGGCCGGCGCAGGCCGTTTGAGGTGCGCTGAGTGGACTCGATAGATCTTTACTTCATCCCTCATCCTTCGTCCCTCATCGACTGCGTCGATAGTTCTGCCGCGTCTTTTCGCGGGTCACGAGCCGATACACATCGAGCCTGGTCCAGCTCGCCGTCTGGCTGGTGATCGCCTCCACGGAGTAGACCAGGCCGAAGACAGTGAACTGGCCCAGCATGGCCACATTGGGCAGGCAATTGCTGCCGCCGGCAGCCGCAGTAGTCCGCGGGATGGAGAGCGGCCGCAGGTGCTTCACCTTGATGCCGTCCTGCTCCTGCGTTGTGCGCACCTCTTCCTGGCCGATGATCGCCGCCACGGCGACCACCTGTTCGACGCCATCGGGCGAGTAGCCCACCGTGTCGGCCAGGTCGTCGCAGAGCTGGGCCGCGGCAGAGTCGAAATGGTCAGTGAGCTGCCCCATGCGAACTCCAAGATCGGTCGGATCGGTCGGATCGGTCGGATCGGTCGGATGACTTCACCGCTTACGCCGGCGAACCGCTGGTCACGCCGGTGATCAGGTACCCGGCCTGCGGATGGAAGATCTGGATCTGGCGGTCATTCCTCGCGCGGATCGTGCCGCCGCGGCGATTCTCCTCGCGATACTCTTCCACGATCAGCCCCGGCGCGCCTTCGTCGCCGGTGGGGATCTCGGCATTCTCGTCCGTCCACATGAAGGTCCTGCCGATGCAGGGCTCGGGGGCCTCCACGTCGTCGCTCTCGGCGACGTGGCAGACCATGGCCATCGTCGGATCCCAGATGCGCGCCGGGCTGGCGGCGGCGCCTTCGCCGGCGGTGTTCTTGATGCCGCGCCCCACGAGGATCTGGTCGAGCTGCAGGAGCTCGCAGAGGGCCGGGATCTTGCGGACGAACTCCTTGGGATCGTCGTGGCCGCTGAACTTCAGGAGGTCCTGGATCTGGCTCGTGCGGCACATCTTCAAGAGGGCCCAGCTCGACAAAATCAGGGTGTTGGGCTCGCTGCCGCATTGGATCAGGACTTGTTCGCGGGCCGCGTCGATGTCCTGCAGGGGTTCGGCCGTGGTGTAATCGGTGTCCCAGGGCTGGATCGCGCCGGCCGTGTACGAGGCGAAGGTCCCGGTGTTGAACACGGCCGCGGCCACGTCGTTCTCGTAGGCCATCAAGACGCGGTTCACCGCCCGCATGACGGCGAAGTTCTCCAGCTTGATCACGCTGGCGTAGATCGCCAACTGCCGATCGTCGACCGGTTCCTCCGCCCCGTAGTCGCCGGTGACGTAGGAGAGCTGGTCGAAGAGGAAGTTGCCGCGCTTGTAGCCGCTGTACGGCGCGCGGAGCAAATCCTCGATCGGGGTCAAGAGACTCTCGATCTTGACCCGCAGGAAGCCCGCGGCCTGCATGGCCACGGGGGCCGGCGGCAGGACCTTCATACCGATGAATTTCTTTTGGTTCGCGATCAGGTCGATGTCCGCGTAGGAAAAGGACAGATCGAACCTGGTGATTGCAGTCGAGGGAGCGGACATGGGGTTCTCCGGGTGAGGGATTTGGCAGCGGAGAACGGGTTAGGTGTACGTTGCAGCAGCGGAAGATGAAGAGGATTGAGAAGTGCAAATTGAAAATTCTCAATTTGCAATTTTCAATCTTGCCCAGGGGGCGTTCCCCGCCGTCCGCTGCCAGCGCGGCGGAGAACGCATGTCCCTGGTTTTCTTGTCGATCAGCCCTGGACGTCCAGGAGCATGGTCACCAGGCCGATGTTGATCACCGAGCCCGTGGTGCCGCCGGTGTCGTTGGCGACCCCGGTGATCTGGATATCGAGCACGTCGCCCGGGTTCAAGCTCGTAGGCGTGACGGTGAAGCTGTAGTCCGCCATCGCCGCGGTGAGCGTGGCGGCCCCGGTGGTCACGAGGTTCGAGCCCAGACTGCCGGCCCCGTCGCAGCGATAGGCGGCGGGGACGATCGTGGCGCCGACTTGCGGGAGGGCCGAGACCAGGGCATGGATCTTGATGGAGACTGCGCCGCCGGCGACGTATTCGTTGGGCAGCTTGTACAGGAAGCGGCAGGCATCGCTCTTGCTCGCCCCGGAGGCCGATTCGCCTTTGACCAGCGGAGTATTCGTGCCGAAGGTCCCCGGCGTCAGGCCCATGTCGCCCGACGGCGTGCCGGCAGCCGAGCCCAGGCCGACCAGGGTGGCGTGGGTCTTGAGATCGCTGACGGGCACGCTGTAGACGCCCGTCTCGGCCGTCAATTGCGTGCGGGCCACCGTGCCGCTGGTCGTGGTGCGGGCCGGGAGGTATTCGAAGATCGAGCCCGCCCCGCCGGCGGCCGTGAGGGCCGTGCCGCGGAGCAAGGTGCCCGTACTGGCCAATTGGCCGTTGGCCGCGGCATAGACCTGGGCGAACTGCGTGATTGCGCCCGCGGCGATACCCTGGCGGCTGGCCTGGTCGTCGATGGGGATCACGCTCGCGCGGATATCCGTGCTGATCACGTTTTGCTCGAGTACGCCGATTTCATCGTCGGTCGAGCCGGCCAGGGCGATCACGCCGGCGGAGAGCTTCACTCGCAGGAAGGAGCTGAAGGTGGCGCCGGACGTTACGGGCAACGTGATGTTGCCGATCTGCTTACGCATGGAAAGGGATCCTTTTGCTTGCCACCGAGGGCACGGAGTTCACAGAGTTTTTAGGAAAGCACACCATACGGTGACATTTCGCGGAGTCGGCCAATTGCGGATGCCGCCCCGCTATCCTCTAGACCCTCTGTGCCCTCTGTGACCTCTCTGGCTGATTGGTTTGTGAAGGGGAAAGGGTTACAGTTTCTTGGGCTTGGGCAGGGCGTCGTACTTTTCCGCGATCAGGCGGCGGCCCTTGGCGCTCATGTTCGTGGCGACGAGGTAGGCCTGGTGCAGGGCCGGCTCGGCATTGGCCACGGCCATGATCGCCCCGCGGCGATCGCCCGGGCGGCCGAGGGCCACCTGGTTCTTGATCCGCTTGGCCACGGCCTTTTCGAATTGGGCCTTGATCTCCTCGGGCGTCATGTCCTCCATGTCGTCGTCGCAGACCTTGTCCTCGGTCTCTTCGCCGGCCTCGTCCTCTTCCTCGTCCTTCTTTTTGCCTTTCTTGCCGGCGGGCTTGGGCAGCGTGACACCCGGCTTGTTGCCGCCCGTCTTGGCGTTTTTCAGCTCTTCGCTGAGGCTGGCGATCGTCGCTTGCTGGGCGGTCATCCAGGACGTGGCGGCTGCCGCCAGCGTGGCCTCGGCCTCGAGCTGGGCGCAGAGGAACTTTTCGTCGGCGCCCGGGCAGGCGGCCTTCAACTCTTTGAGCGTGGCGGGTTTGGCTTCATCGGCCATCGGTTTTGCTCCTGATATTGCAGGGGGAGGTCCGGCGACAAGCGTCGCGGGGACGTTTCGAAAATTGGTAAGGTGCCGCTTGTCGATCGAGGCCGCGGTGGCCATGGCGCCGACGAGTGTCGTGGCAAAGCCCTCGTCGACGGCCGTCTGACCGTCCAACCAGGTCTCTTCGTCCATCAGTTTGGCGACTGCGTCCGCGGTCTTGCCGCTCTTGCCGGCGTAGATCTCGCTGAGCTGCGCCTTGACCTGGTCCAAGAGGTCGGCCGTCTTGCGGAGGTCCTCCGCGTCGCCGATGGCGATGTCGGACGGATTGTGGATCATCAGAAAGGCGTTGGCCGGCATCTCGATCTCGTCGCCGGCCATGGCCACGACCGAGGCCATCGACGCCGCCAGGCCGTCGACGTGGGTCACGACGCGGGCCTTGTGGCTCTTCAAGGTGTTGTAGATCGCCAGGCCGTCGAATACGCTGCCGCCGGGACTGTTGATGCGGAGGTGGATGAGGTCGATATCGCCGGCGGCCTTGAGGTCGCGGCGGAAGTCCTTGGCGCTCACGCCGTCCCAGCCGCCGATCACGTCGTAGAGGCAGATCTCCGCCTCCTTAGCCGCCTTCATGGTGATCGTGAACGACATGGTCTGGTCCGATTGCTTTGCTTAAATGCCTTTGACAGAAAAATGATGACAGAAAAATGGAGAGGAAGGCTTTACAGAAGAGGGCCCGCGTAGGGCATGCTTCTTTCATCTTTCTGTCATCATTTTTCTGTCAAACTCTGCTTACGTTTTGCTTGCCGCCACGCCGCCGGCAGCCGTCGAATCGTCGCTGGCTTGCGGGCCCTCTTGGCCCATCAGCCGGAAGGTCATGCCCTCGGGGAAGGGCCGGCTCATCAGCTCGCGATAGTGCACCGGCTGGCCATCGTCGGCAAATTCTGCATTGATCTTGGCGGCCATTTTCTTGGCCCGGCGGATGACGCGGTAATTCTCGCTCAAGACCTCGCCGTCGATCTCGTCGATATCCAATCCGTTGCGGGCCATGATCCGCCGTCGGCTGTTCAGCCCCGCGGCCGCCTCGGCCGTGTCGGCCTGGACGTCCTGCAGGGGCTGGATATAGGGCCACGTGGGCGCGTGCCAATCGTGGGCAAAAATCGACTTGCCCAGGCGCTGGAACGTTCTCCGCAGGACCCGATCCTCGGCGATCGCACACCGTACTCGCCACTTCCACACATCGCGGTGGAAGTGGTTCGCCAGCCACTTCTGAAAATCGCGGAAGCGGATCTTGGCCTGGTCCATGGCCCCCCGCCAGCCGCTGAAGTTGGTCTTGGTGGGGTCCAGCAGGAACACGCACAGCGGCAGGTCGAGATTGATCGAAATGAACGTCAGAACCAGGCTGGCGTGGGCGAAAAATTCGGCGTTGGGGATGTTGGGCGAAAAGCCTTCGATCTTTTCGCCGGGCACCTGCGCGTACACTTCCTGGCCGGGCTGCGTCGGGTTCACGCCCGTCTGGGCCCCGACGGGCGGCCAGACCAGCGCGGCCTGCGCGGCCTCGCTGGCGGCGCCGACGCCCAGGGGAGGCGTGACGTCGCCGGGCAGCGTGTGCAGGATCGAGTAGCAGCTCGCCGCCTGGGCTTTTACCAGTTGCGCAAACGCCAGATCGTCCATCATCCCGGCGGTGTCGGCCGGGGCGGCCAGGGCCGTAATGCCGCGGGTCACGCTCAGGCGGTCCGGCCGGAACAAGTGCAGCACGTTGGGCCAGTCGTAGCCGCGGAAGTCGGGATCGCGGTCCGGCGAGTAGGCATTGTATTTTTGGATGTCCGTGACGAGCCGCACCGATTGATGAATCTCCCAGTCGCGCTTCGTCATCCAGTACTGCGAGGGTCGGCCGTCGTCGTCGGCCACGATGCCGTGTACGCAGTGCTGGGCCTTGCTCCGCATGGCGTTGACCGGCGTGCGGCAACGATGATTTTCCAGGCACCACAGCCGTCCCTCGCGGGTCGGCAGGCAGAACACGTCGCCGTCCACGACCGTGTGCTGCACCATCAGTTTTTCCAGGTCCCAGAAGGTGTGCGTGCCATCCTGAGAACACTGCCGCTTGTCGTTGGCCCAATCGTGCCAGCGGGCCTGCAGGTCGCGATCGACCTTCTTATCGCCGGTTTTCGCCGCCGGTATAAAACCCTGTTGCACGATGTTGGCCGTCATGCGGCGGACGCCCTGGCCCAGGACGACATTGTTTCGCATCAGCTCGCGGGCCAGCTCGACCATTTGAAAGTAGGCCGTCTGGATCCGGATGTGCCAGTCGGCCCCGGTCCCCTGCGGGATGATGCCGATCCGCGTGCGGCGGTAGATCGAGGGCCGCGCGGCGTCGTAATCCGCGCGGAGCGTGAAGAACGACTTGGCCAGGTTCCGCTTGTCTTCGATCCGCATCGCTTAGCCGTAATACGGTCCGGGATAGGTCGGCAGGAACGGTTCTCCGCGGGAGAAGACCCGCGTAATCGGGCCCGCGGCTGCCGTCGATTGTCCGTAGATCCAGCGAAGGCAGGCGTTCATGGCGCGTTCGATCACGGTCGGGTCGATCTCGACCTCTTCGGCGCGGTTGCCGTGTCCGACCTGCTTGGGGATGCGGATCAAAAGCTGCCGGCAAGCGGCGACGAACGTTTGGGCCTCCTGCAGGCTGCCGTCGACGTCGTAGGTGCAATTGTCGTAGTAGGCCGCCTTGACCTGGGCCAGCGTCGATTCGGAATTGATGCTGACAACGGACATAAGCGGTGGGCACAAGGAGCAAGGAGCAAGGAGACGGGTGAGCCGAGGTCTATTCTTCCTGCTCTACGCTCTCGGTTCCCAGTTAAAGAGATGGAGCGCGAAAGGCAGCCTGGCAAGGGAATCCGGGCCGTCCGGGAGCGGATCGAGCGGATTTCGAAAAAGGATGAAGGATGAGCGTCGGATTTAGCGGGCGGAGCGGGCGGTCTCCATGCCATGATGTTCCAGGTTTCGACGGGCCGCGTCCCTGAACTTCTCCAGGAGGTCGAGCCCGTACTTAGCCTGGGACTCGGTCACCAGTTCTCCCTCGATCACCTTCCGGCCCAGTTCCATGGCGAAGCGTCGGTCGCGGAAATGGATCGTCAGGGCAGAGACCTTGCCGCCGTTGCGGGCGATATCGAACCACGCCGCGGCGTTGACCGCGGCGAACTGCTGGAGGATGGTCTTTTTCTTGGCCATTTTCCTTTCGCCCATTTTCCTTTCAAACTCTTACCAGCCGGTGCAGCGACTTCACGGTCGAGCGGAGGATTGTAAAACTCCTGATGTTCGGATCACCTGGGCTCTGCTTGGCCCGGGCGCTGGGATAGGTCCAGCTCGCGACGGTGAGCGACGTCTTGTCGATCGAGAGCACGCGGCCGAAGACGATGAATTCCAGCGGGACGCCGCCGCCCTCGACGTGATCGAGGAAAATCACCTCGACCGTGTGCCCGCGGCGGATGGCTGTGCTCTTGGTTTTCATCTTGCGGTCCGATCTTTGCGCCTTGGCGCCTTGGCGTGAGAAGTACTCCAGCTCGGCCAGGCGAAGTTCCGTGACCAAGTCGAGGCTGTGGGTAAGGGGGAGAGCCCCGGCTGCCGGGCCTTCGCTCCGCGCTGCCGGCGCGTCTCCCCCGCTTTTCTTTGTGCATTTCATGCCTGGCCCGCGCTCAAGAGCCGGCTCTGCTGATCGACCAGGTCGCCGTAGGCCGCCAGCAGCCGGCCCCAGGCACCGGCCAGCATGGGAATCGAGACCATCGGCCCATTCTCCACATTGTGGGCGGTGAAGATCAGCAGGGCCTCGTGAAAGTGATGGAGCAGGCTCTCGGCGTCGCCAAAGGACGCTGCCGCCTGGCAGTCGCCCAGGGCCCAATAGAACTTGGCGGGCGCGGCCAGGAGCGGCTCGCTCTCGTGGCAGGCGCGGGCAAAATCATGGATCGCGTCGCGGAGCCGGCGGAAGCGTCCCGCGCCGGTACCCGGTTGGCTCTGTTGTCGCTGCGTCATGATCGCTCCTCGTTGGCTTTCGTTTGTTCGCGGGGCGAATCGTCGGCCGGCGTGGCGACAAAGGCCGCCAACTGCCGCAAGAGGTCCGCCGCCGAGGCCTCGCTCAGCCTCGTGACCCAGTTCACCTTGCCCGTGGGGCTGGCCATCACCAGCACGTAGTGGCTGCCGCGGGGCAAGACGGTCTGAACGAGGCGGTCGAGCGAATCGAGGTAGGCCTTGATCTGGTCGGGGCCCATCTCGTCTTGCGAGGGCCGGGTGGGCGGCATTTCACCGCCGTTCAAGATGATGGCCCGGGCCAGGTTCTTGAAGTTTCGCACGTCCTCGGTGACTCTGTTTCTTAGATTGCGGCTCATTTTGTCTCCTCTACGATTTTCAGGGCCTCGTCGCGGACCGTGTGAAGCAGCGAGATGCCGCCGCGGAAACGGTCCCAAGCTCCTTCTGTTTTGCTCGCGAGCCCATGAAAAAGCACGGAAAACTCCGCCTTGAATTCGTTTTCATAGGCTTCGTGGACGAGTTCCGCATCGTTGCTCAGTGACTTGAGTGACTTGAAGCTCACTCTGAACATCTTTCTCCTTCGATCACCGCCGCAAGCTGCTCAAAGACCCAACGGACGACGTCGGCGCGGCTGCGGCCCACGTGGCGGCCGTTTTTCACGCGGGCATTCTGGGCGTCCAGCGCGTTCCACAATCGCCGGAAGGCCCGCGAGGCGGCCGGGTCGAGCCGCACGTCGAGGTGCATCTCCCGCTCCAGGTAGCCGACGGGCTCTTCGTCCGAGATCGGCAGCGCCAGTGATATCGCCCGCACCGTCGCCGCGTGCGGCGGACCCACGGGCTGCGCCATGGTGATCCCCGGCGTGATCTTGCGCGGCACGCCTTCACGCGCGGACACGTTCACGCGCAGGTCCTTGGCGATCGTCTCGCGGGTCGGCACGCTCGCCGGTTCGACCAGGTCGGCGGGATTCGGCCGCGATATTTCACGCGAAATACTCTTCGCCGGCTCTTCCTCCGGAGGTGCGTCGATGAGCGCCGCCAGCCAGGCCCGGGGATCATCCATATTGCGGGCCAGGGCGATCAGGGTCTCGATCGGCTGGCCGGTCTTTTCCGGCGTGACGCCGATCTGCTGGCAATATCTGCGGAGCGCCTTCGGGGTGTTGTCTTGTTCGCTCATGGTTTCCTTTCGCTAATGAGAAATGCTCTGCCGCCGCTGGAAAATTGCGAGGGCGGCGGCGCTTGCGGCTGCGGTCGGGGGGCTGACGGCGGCGGCTTGATCAGTCGCACGCCGAGGAAATGCCCCATCGCGCAGCAGTTATAAAATGTGTCCAGCCAGTGATTCGATCGGCTGTCGCGGACCCACTTCCGCACCAGGCCGATGCCCTGCACGAACTCCTCGACTTCCTTTTCCGCGGTGAGATGCTTCGAAAGGGCCAAGTGTTGATTGCGATCGGTGGAGTAAAAGAGCGTCATTGCCCCGGGCTGGGCCTTGCCCTCTTCGTCCAGGACCGGCGTCGCCAGGCGGCGATGGCCCCAGCTCTTCCAATAGTCGGCATTGACCTCGACCACCCAGGCCCGCTCCTCGGCGAACCACACGACGTGGTATTCCTCGCCCACGAGGCGGACCTTCTTGTTCGTCTTGCCTGGGCGGGCATAGCGGCGGCTGTATTGCGGACCTACCCCGCAGCCCATGGAGGCCTTGAAGCGCGGCCCGGACTCCTGGCAAAAGGCGAAGATGCCTTGGCTCTTGTAGCGGGCGTCGATCCAGACCTGGGCCGGGATCTTGCGATCGTCGCTGTTCTCCACGCTGAAGCCCTTTTCGATGACCTCTTCGCGGAAATCCCGCAGGGCCAGGAGCACGGCCCGGGCGATGTCCATCTCGTCGCCGGCGACGTCGAATTTTCCGTAATCGACGACGTGGCCGCGGCCGTCTGCCCGCCAGGCCATTGCCATCCAGTAGGAGACCCGCTTGCCGATATCGACGTGACAGACCAGGGCCTGCGTGTCTTCGGGCACCACGCCCTTGCCTGGGTCCTGCATCCGCTGGCTGAGCTTGCTGGGATCGAGAGGCGTCTCGTCGACGGCCGCGGGCACGTGGGGAATGACCCAGGTGAACTGCACCAGCTCGCGTTCTGCGGCCTCATTGTCTTCGGCGCGGATCGCCTTCCATTCCTTGACGCCGATCGTGCCGCTGGACCAGAGCAGATTATTGAACGCCGACCAGCGGAAACCGAGGGTGAGGGTGTCCGGCAGCGGGCCGCTGATCGTGCCGTCGGCAGCGATCGACTGGCCGCGATGCACCAGCTTGGCGCGCAGGTTCATCTCGCGGCGCTCGGCGTCGCTGATCGCATGCGCGCAGGCCGGGCAGACGAAATGGGCGAGGCGGATGGCCTCCAGCTCGCTCGTGGCCTGCTGCCAGCCCTGAAAGTGTTCGCGCTCGGGCGTGACGTATTGGCGGCAATGCGGGCAGGGGCAAGCGATCTTCGATGCCGTGCCCTTGGAGTACTCCTGCCAAATGCGGCCTTTCTCGATCGAGACCGTGCATTCGCCATAGGTCTGCCGCTCGAGGATGTCCCAGGAGTTGGCCCGGGCCTCCATCTGCGAGACCGGATCGGTTTCGCGCGAGGCCTCACCGGCCTGGTCCATCTTGTCCAGCTCGGTCATCACCACTACGCGGGCGGTGTAGCTCGATCGCTTTTCGTCGCCGCCGCCGGCGGACATGAACTTCAGCTCGGGGCCGTGGCAGAACTTGATCGATTCGAGGTTGCCGATGCCGTCGCGGCTGCCGGGCCCGGACCGGGGCAATAGACCGCGGATGCCGGGTGAAGAGAGGATCACGGGCTTGATTTCCTTGTCCCACTTGTCGTGATTGACGTCCTGCGTGGGAGTGCCGGCGATCGTGGTCTCCTGGATCTCGAAGAGATGGTAGAGGATCGGCGCGACATAACAGATCAGCGACTTGCCGCTCTGCACGCAACCCGTGCAGAAGACTCGGGACCAGCGGCCGCTGTCCATCTCGTCCAGGAGCAGACCCTGAAAAGGCTGGCTTTCCGGCCGCCAGAGTTGATTCCGCAAAGGGCCCTCGGCGGGGACCAGCTCCTGTTCGCACCACTGCCGGCGACTGCGTATCTCACGCGTCTTCGCCGACTGCAAGCACTGGCGGATCTCCGTCGCCGTCGTTTGATCGATCAGGCTGAGCGCCATCGCTAAAATAAGCATCCACTTCACGGGTCGCATTCTCCAGGGCCTGGTTTAATACGCGGAGGGCCGCCGCTCCGAACTGTCGCTGCAGGGTCTCGCCCGCCTGGCGGAGCACGCCGGCGACGCGGGTCCAGCACTGGTGGGACTTGTCGCGGCTCACCAACTGCCCTTCGCGCTCGTGGCGCTCCAGGCGAGTGAGCAGGGTCCGCTCCTGGCGATATTTTTCCGACCAGTCCGAGTTTCCCTCCAGGAGCTGCTCTTCCTCCGGCTTGAGCTTCTGTGCGTTCCGCGCTAGGAAGTCATGGATCCAGCGGGCCACGGCCGTCAGGCTGATCACGCTGCCCAGGATCGGCATGCCGTAGCGTGTCGCCTGTTCGTCGAGGACCTTGTGCTGTCGTCCGCTGAGCTTGACCCAGTGTTTCTTGGGGATTGTGGCGTAGTACCGCCAGCGATCGACTTCCTCGCGCGTGACCCGGAACCGCCTCAGTGCGGTCCGCTCCGTAGCCGTCAGTTTCTCGCCGGCCTTGGTCTTGCGGACCGCCTCAGCCAGGCCTTCGCGGTCTTCCGGCTCAATTGGGGGCTCCTCGGGCTGCATGGCTGGTCGATTTCGCGCTTACTTACTTACTTTCACCACTTTGGCGTATATAAAAACGCGCCAACAGACGGCGGTCAGCCTGTGCGGGGGTGGCCGGAAAGAACCTATCACCCCCCGCCCCGGGGTGGGGTCGCTATTGGTTGCGGTGGAAGAGCCGACGGCGAGGGCTTGGCGCGGCCTGTGCTTCGCCAGGCACACCGTCACAGCTCGCATCTGGGCCAGGCGGGCTTTGAACTGGGGCAGCGGTAGCGGGCGGTACAGGGCCAGGCTTGGCCTTTAGGAAAGCCTTAACGGTGGCTGGCGACTTCAGACCGATCAGACGCTCGGTCGGTGTGACAGACACGGTGCCACCACTTAGCTTCGCTTCGAACTTCACGAGCTGCGGAATGTGCTTGTCTGCGCCGAACAATTGCGCGGCCACTTGTTTCTGCGCGTCGACGTCGACGATGCCGAGGTACGGCGGCGAGAGCGATCCGGCCTTGCGCACGTCGGGAAGTATTTCGCGCTCGAAGCGTTTGCACGATCCGCACCAGCTCGCAGTGAGCAATAGCACGCCAGGCTGATTGATCGCGGCCGATTGGCGCGCCGCGGCGTCATAGGTCTCGGCGATGGGTGCAGGGGCCGGGATCGGCGCGGGCGCTTTCTGCGGAGCGACCTGCGTAACGGCGATCGCCGGCGACGTCAGTGTCTTGCGACAACATACGTGCACCGTGATTGCCAAGAGCAGCAAAAATGCCAGGATGCCGGCGACGGTGCCGGCTTCGATCTTTTCGCGATTCATGATCAGTTCTCCGAAAAAGTGACAGAGCGAACGCACCAGCCGTCCGCGTAGGAATTCGAAACCCAGCCCAACTCATACCAGGCACAACCTTGGTCGCCGAAGCTCAAGCCCCAGCTCTTCGTGGCGATCTTGAGCCGCCACACGCCGCCGATCTGCGCCAATCCGCATGCCAGCACGCAATGGCCGCCGCGGACGCGTCCAGCCGGCCTGGGAACGCACGGCTTGCCCTCGATCTCCTCGAGTGCGGTGAAATTCGTGCACACCTGGATGCCCATCGGCGTGGGAAAGCGGTATTGGACGGCCGTCGCGATCGAGCTTTGGTCCGGGCAATCGAAACTCTCCGTCACGCGATACCGTGCAGACTCGGTCTCAAAGATCTGCCCGCTGGGCGGTGTGAGCGTGAACTCGGGGCACGTGGCCAGCGTGCACGTGCCCGTGGCGTGCAGCATCTGCAGGGCATCGCCAATGTTGGCGCCCGAGTCGCGGCCGCCGCACAGGAGGGCGTAAAGCGCCCAGGGCGAAAGTTTGGTTTGCCCCAGGCCACTAATTCGTCGCGCCGCTAGTAACGCATCCGTGCATTGAAAACCGACGCACGCGCCGTGCTGGCCTTGCAGGCCAGGATCCGGGACGCAGAGCGAAAAATCGGCCGGCTGCCACTTTGATTGAGGCAGGATCGGAATCGCCTCTTCGAGGCACGGCCGCAGCGTGCCGACTGGCGCAACACGATCCAGGCAGGCGAGGGCAAACTCTTGGCCGTCGTGTTCGATGTATTCCATAGTCTGATTTCACGATGCTGGGCGGTGGGCGACGGGCCGAAGCTGGATCGGTCCATCGCGCACTACCCCGCGTAGCGTTTCAGCACGGCCAAACAGGCCTCGGCCGTGCCGGGTAGTGCGATGACGGTAGGCTTGCCGGCGCCCCTGCGAAGCACGAGCGCCGGCAATGGGCAGTTTTTTGCCCCATCCAGAGCGAATTGCACGTCGACCAGGTCGGGGCCTGCTTCCGCCTGGTCGATCACGCGCCAACTAACATTATTTTGGGCCACGAACGCCAAGAGCGTCGGATCGGTCAATACCGCTCCGATCGCCGGCGTACGGTGCGAGCTGTCCTCCACTACGATCGCCGTGAGCGGTCCGGAGGGTGCAATTACCGGTCCTTCGCCGTGGCGCAGGTAGACGCCGAAGGCAAAGAGGCAACAAAGGACAACGATCGCGATTCGTTTTGCGGTGGTCATGGTTTGGGCGGATTGAGCGGCAGGCCGCGTTTCAGTCGCTTGAGCATCTTTCGCTGTGCCTTCACGACGTCCGCGGGCGGTTTCGGCGGATTACGGAAGGGAATGCCCTGGCCTTTTTGAAATTGCACCAAACGCGAGCGAAAAGCGCGTTGCGCCTGCACGATCAGGTCCGCCGGATTCGGCGCGGCTGGCGCTCGGTCCGGCAGCAAGTCGATTTCGATATCGGCGGCCAGCGTGGGGAGGTTCATCAGCTAGCTTTGGCGGTGTTTGCGGCGGGTACCGGCCAGGCCGTGACCACGCTGCGGAGGTTCTCGCATTCCACGATCGCCGCCTGGTTGCTGGCCACTGCCGGCGTGAAGCGGATCAGCGTGAGGGCCGCGTAGGCCGCGAGCTGCTCGCTGGTGTCCACGGCCGCCGTCACACTGTTGGCAGCAGCGAACTTGGCGGTGATCGCCGCGCCGAAGAAATACCAAAAGACCCAGATGGCGGCGATCGCCAGGACCGCGCATTCCAGGATCAGACCATAATCGAGAGTGCTCATCGATGACTCCAAAGGGAATTGAGGATCGGAAAAGTCGCCGCTGGAGGCGACGCTGAAGTTCCACCAGTGCGAGCCGCCGCTATTGGCCCACAGGCCGCGTCTGGCCGTTTGAGCCGTCTTCTGGGCGGCGATCTGGGCCTTGGTGGCGCCCGTCTCGCACGTGGCCAGGCCGGCCGTGAGTTGGGCGATCGCCAGATCTTCACCGGTGGCGCCGAAGGCCTGCCCGACCAGCGGTTTACTGCCAATCGGCCGCTCGGTGCTTTCCAGACGGATCGTGCTGCCGGCGAGGCCGAGCAAGTTCTCTTGGCTGTCGATCCCCAGGGCATCGTTCAGCCCGGGCGCCGAGATGCCCGCCAGGAATACCGGACGCGTCGATCGACCGAGAAGGCCACTCTTCACCGTGAGCGTGGCCCCGTTGGGGGCACTGACTACGGTCTGCGTGGACGAGAAAGAACTCTCCCCGCGATGGGTCAGCCTCCAACAGGCGACGAAGCCGGCAATAAAGATTGCCAGCACGATCGCCGTGTAGAGGCCGGCCTTCGAGAAGACGAAGCTGAGGATGGTGGACCACATAGGGTGGGAGCTAGAGCTGTGGGCCGTCGTAGCAGGCCTCGATGGCCTGCTGGCGGCTGGTCTTGGCGGCACGGATCCGTTTCTTAATGCGACCGATCTCGACGTAGGCATCTTTGACCTGGTCCTGCAGCTCCAGCAGGCGCTTGGCATCTTGCAAAATCGTGGGCGCCTCGCGACTGACTGGCTCTTCGCATGGGGGCTGCGATGGGCGCTCGCATGGGGCCTGGGTTGCGGGTCGGCGCTGGGAGAACATGGTCGGATCCTTCGCTGTGTGATCGGTGCCGCGCAGCCGCGGTGCATGCAGAGCAGGCCGCGGACGCGCGGTCCTAGCCGGCGGAAATTCGGGCGGATACCGCCGGCGACTCGAGTAGGGTGGGAGGCGTTAAACCGGAAAGCGGGGTTACATGGCTCAGTCCTGAAAACGCGATTGCAGCATTGGCCGCGGCGTTCAGATTTCGCTAATCAGGAAAACTTAGGTTACGCTTTCGTCGCGTGCAAATAGTCTGCATGGAATCTGGGCGGCACGTGCTCACGATGGAAGCGGATGATGCCGAAAAGCAACAGCGGGAACCGGCGCCTCGCCGGTAGGGCCACGCGGATCCAGCAACGCGTGGCCTTTTTTCTCGCACAATCGGAACCACTGCCATGGCCACCGATCACGATCTGATTGCTTCTATGGTCCACGGCGGCAAGCCGGGCGCGTTCTCCGCGCCTCTTCAGGAGCCCGCCCAATTCCGGACCGCCAACGCCCAGATCAATTACGAGATCACGCGCACGGCCATGGGAGAAGAGCGAAAGGGAGAAAGGGAGAAAGGGAGAAAGGGAGATCAGCTCCAGGAGTTGGCCGGCGCGGAAAAGCAGATCACCAAGGAGCGCGTGCTCGAGGAGGCGCGGCGCTACGAGCTGCGGCCCCTGTGGATCGGCCATTATGCAGCGCTGTGGTCCGCCACTTGCCCGGACCGACAAAGGGCTCTAAAGGAACTCAAGGCCGATTTGGTGAGCGAGCATCTGCTCTCCACTGCCGCGCGCCTCGACGGCTTCATGGCCGCGCATTACGTCGCCTGGTCGTTGGGTTGGGACGAGGCCCAGTCGATGGTCTTTGACTCGATCAAGCAGTTGCGGCGGCTCGTGGCGCTCAACGTGGCGACGGGGGAGTATCAGTTCCGCCGTGGCTGTGAGCAGCCGGCCCGCAAGCTGTGGGCGCGCATGGTGCACAGCTACATGAGCGCCGCCGCGGTGAAGGCCGAGGTCGACAAGATCCGGCCGCCGAGCTCGAATCCCAAGATCCACGGCCGTGCGGGAGCGGCGGCCAAGCTCTTCAGGCAATTGCGGACCTGGAAAAGCCAGGATGAGTTGGTGCAGGCCCTGGCGATCATCCAGGAGCGGCTGGCAGCGATGCGTCCCGCCGGTTCGCAGGTGGCGTAAGTCGAGACGCTACAGTACCTTGGATCCATTTGTTCCGAATCGGAACAATTCATTCGCTTCGCCTTTGTCCATTTTCCTTTCGTCCATCTTCCTTTGGTACTGACATACTTGAAGCACCACGCTAAAAATCTGCGAATTCTGCTTTATATACATGACACACCACCTTTGAGACTATTTTGAGAAATCTTTTCGGATTTAGGCTCTAGGCACTTGACACACCAAACCGATTCTGTATAATGAAGGTAGATTGAGCGTGAAGGAGGCGAACGACCGAACCACGACTCACTAGCGGCCGGGTGATTCCGGCAAGGAAAACGAAAATGAGCGATATTCAAAACGCCGAAAGGCAGTACACGACCGACCCAGACGACGCGGCTGATAGGGCGCACGTCCTGGAAAAGATCATCGGTTACGAGCGGGATCTGGGCCATGATACCGCCCGCCTGGAGCGCGTTTGCGGCGCGCTCTACGGGGAAACCACCCCGGCAGAGCGGGCCGCCAAGCAGCGCCGACGGGCTTACGCCCGTGCCAAGCGTGCCGAGGAAATGCGACCATTCACCGATGCGATCCGGGACGCCTACCCGGAAATCGAGATTCGCATGGACTGGTCGCGCAAGTTCGGGCGCAAGACGATTGTCCGGCTGGCCGGAGTGTCCTTCGGTCCCGAATACCAGTCCGGCGAGCGCTACGGGGCTGGCGATCCAGACGACATTCTGCCGAAACTGCCGGAGATTATTGCGGGGCTGAAAGCCCAGCAAGCCGCCCGCGCGGCGGTAGACGAAGCGATTGCGGCCGGAAAGGTCCGCCATCAACGTGGGTTCGTCGTGGTGTCGGTCCCGGAATCGCAGGCAAATTACGACTGCCGTTTCGGTGGAGCGCCTCTGTCGCTGGCCTATGATTCGATTCTCGGAACCCGTGCCGCTGTCGAGTCGTTTCTGACGACTGGCGAATTCCACGGCCGCAACGCTTACGGGAAATAGTCCGATTCCTGCCCGGCCCTTCCGACTAATCACCGGCTTGGGCGAAAGCCAGGGGCCGGGCCGCTTGGAGATTTTACGATGGAACCTGACACCCTGATGGAAGCCGTCCGCTACTTCGCAGACCTTGAAATTTGCGATCTTTACATGCGCCGGATCAAGTGGCCTGACGGCCACGTCGCTTGCCCATTCTGCGGTTCGGAGCGGATCGGAGAAATCAAGTCTCGGCATTTGCTTCGCTGCAAGGACTGTCGCCGGGACATCAGGTTGCGGAGCGGGACAATTTTTGAGGATTCGCCACTGCCGCTGGGCGTATGGTTCGTGGCGATTTGGGCCGTCGCCAATAATGTCAGGATCACCAGCACGGGCTTGGCTACAGCCGTCGGCATCACGCAAAAATCCGCATGGTTTGTTCTTCGCCGCGTCTACACCGCAATCGTGTTGGCCACCTAATAGAGGAATAGCGAACATGAGCAAGGACAGCACCAAACCTAAGAAACCCAAGGGCTTCCGGGCGTTTGACGCGCTCGCCCGGAAGCTCGTGAAAGTACCAAAATCCGAAGTCGAGCGCGCGGAGAAAGACCGGGAGAAGAGAAAGCGAGTCAAGTAAAAAATCGGTCGCATCATCGGCCCTATCGGGAATTATGGATTTGGTGCGTCAAGTAAGTCAGTACCCTTCCTTTCCTCCTCTTCGATCACCGCGGTTTTGGCGCCCGCTTCTTCCTAACTCCCAGACCCGCAGGCGGCGGCAGCTTGGCGCCGCAAAGGAACTTGACCACGTCGCCTTTCTTCGGCTCGCCGGCGACCGCCATGCCCGCGGCCTTGGCGGCGGCGATCAATTCGGCCTTGCTGTGCGCGTCCCAGTAGAGCTTCGTCAGCGGACCGAGCTGGTCAACCCGCCACGCGGCCTCGCCATCGATGCTCAGCAGGCGGGCGAGGTCCCGGACCTGGCTGTCGGGCACAACCTGGCGGGGCGCCTTATCGATGGTATTCCAGAGGCACTCGGCCATCAGCTTTGCCGCGCGGACCTTCGCCGGTCCCTCCTGCACGCCCTTGCGCACTATGCCTTCCGTCGTCCAGCCGCTGATGCGTTCCAGCCAGCGCTTCGTGAGGGCCATCGTCGCCACCTCCAGGAGTTCGCTCTCCGTGGTCGCGGCCTCGCAAAGCCGCAACGCTACCAACTGCCGCAATCGATCGACGATCAGGCTTTGCCGTCGGCGGTGAAGCTGCTCTCTCAGCCGCTCCTGATTCCTGCGGTGTTGTTCGTCCGCGCGTTTCTTCTCGGCCGCGGTCATCTCGGCCGGCGCCTTCTTAGATTGGGCCTGGCCGCGGCCGTTATAACGAGCTTGTTGCTGCTCGTAATTCTCGCGGGCAAGTTCCAGCCAAAGCCGGCGGTTCATGGCTACGGCAACCGCGACGAAGCGGTGGATGCCCTTGACCGTCACGACGTCCAGGTCCTTGCGCTGGGCATCGGTCAGCTTGCCGGGCAACCTGACGTAGTGGCCGCTTTTCGGATCGCGCTCGCTGCCGTGCAGTTCGAATCCGGCCTGCACGAAGGCCCAGCGCAGGTCGCCGGTGAATTCGTCGTAGGAAATCGGCGGCAGTTCTCGCTCCCTCGTCTTCCGCTTCAGCAACTTCGTGCCAACCTTCTCGACGGCCTTCGCCGCCCGCTCATCTTCGCAAAAAGGCAGGACGGCGCGGCTGTAGCTCGAAGGTATTTCACCTGAAATAATCGCCTGTTGGAACGGTTCGGGCATCTTCAGCATCCGCAGGCGATTGGCGACGTGGCCCTGGCTGACCTTCATCAAGGCCGCCAGCTCCGTCTGCGTCGATGTCGGGTGAAGTGCCAGCCAGTCTTCGTATTCGCGGGCCTCCTCGATCGCGGAGAGCCCTTCGCGGTCCGCGTTCTCGATCATGAGGATCTCCTGCGCGCGGGCG